ATGCCTTATTGATTGAATCAAGGTTTTGAAAATTATACGATTGAGCAATTATTTGTTCAAGAGAATTTTCCTTTTGAAGAATAGCAATTACGTCAGCTATTCCTATTTTGAGTTTTTCATCAATTAATAGATTTCTTGCATTAGTATCATATTTTATAAAGTCTGCAAAACATTGACCATAAAAATATTCAAGAATAGCGACCAAAAAAGGCATTAAACTATTATATAGCATAATGCTTGGGTCTTTTGTTTTAAGCAGCTCCTTCATGCTTTCTATATTCATATTAGCAAAAGAGTCGGAAACTTCGTTTTTGTAGCCTGCCAAGCAATTCTCTATTTGGCTCAATTTTTCTATTGAGTTACTGGCTATAATTGAAATTCCTTTTTCTAATGGACTGAATTTTGTGTAGTCATTGAGATTTGTATAAGCATTTGTTCCATACCAGTCATTATAAAATGTTCC